ATCCAGATGATCAAGAAGAAGATTCAATACCACCGATTGAGAGAACTTATTACTAAGAAATAATTTATGCCAATAGCAGCACCCCTTTTAATTCCATTTGCAGAAGCCATCGGTATAGCAATCGCGGGCCGCGGACTTATGGAAATCTCAGAGCAAGTACAAAAATTTATGCAAAACAATCCAGACGTATCACAAAAGATTTTATCTATGATAACTCCACAGATGGAAGGACTATCAGGTTTACTTGCAAAGAAAAAAGAACCAACAGAAGAAATTCAAGAAACAGAAGTAACGGAAACTAAACCAAGATTAACATCAGAAGAAAAAAGTCAAAGAATTAAAGAAGCAGTTCGTAGAGGAAAAGAAGGAAGAGGAAACTATTCAGATCCAGATGCAGAAGGTGCAGCATCTAGTATTCGTGGAAATGTTATTAGAGAAGTTGAAGACATGGGTATGGCTTCTAAAAAAAGAACTCCACGTAAAGAACCAGAATCGGGTGAAGAAGAAATATCAGGTTCATCCTTTACAGAAATGTTTAGACAACTTGGTAAAGATAAAGCAAGCACAGGAGAGTTTAAAGATCTAGGTGCCATGTTAAAAAATTATGTTAAGAACAGAAAAAAAGATGGTGGGATTATTAATACTCAATTAACTAAAGGCATGAAATAATTATGGGTGGAATTGCGGGATATATGAAAGCAATTAGAAAAGTTGGAACTGAACAACCCATTGAAAGAAAAATGGGTTTATTTACAAATCCAGATGGAAGTTATCCTGATCAAAGTATGTCTAATCCTCTTCAAAATATTTCTAATCCTATTCAACAACAATCTCAACAAATAGCACCATTAGTATTTAGTAATCCAGAGAGAGCATCAAGAATAGAAAGTTCTTTACAAAATGCATCTTTTGGTGGAGCTGATATTAGAAGTATTTTAGAACAATTAATAAAAGCTAATTACTTAGCAGAAGGTGGTAGAGTTGGTTATGAAATGGGTGGAGATGTTATGAATCAATATAATGAGGACATAAAATATAATCCAAATTTAGGTCAGTTTGTAAATTCAACAAATCAACAACCCGTAGACCAAACTCAATTACTACAATGGGCAACACAAAACCCTGAACCATTAAAGACACAGAATCAAACAGATCCGGCATTACTTGCACAACTAATACAAACATTGAAATCATAACCAAAATCATATAGAATATTACAATGGCAGAAATAGACGACGCTTTACCCAATACCAAAACGACTGTTGAACTTCCAGGGGAAGCTGAGATAATTCAAGAACAAGAAAATCAAATAGAACAAATTGAAACTGAAGGGGGTCCTGTTGAAATTACAATGGACGAAGATGGTGGAGCAGAAATTTCTTTTGATCCAAAAATTGCAGCTCCAGAAGGCGGAGAAGATCACAATGCAAACTTAGCAGAATTTTTAGAAGACGATGTTTTAGATCCGCTTGGAAGCGATCTATATAATCAATATGTTGAATACAAAGAATCAAGAGGAGATTGGGAAGACAGCTATAGAGAAGGTTTAGATTTACTTGGATTTAAATACGTAAAAAGAACAGAACCATTTAGAGGAGCTTCAGGTGTAACACATCCAGTTCTAGCAGAAGCAGTAACTCAATTTCAAGCTCAAGCATATAAAGAATTATTACCAGCAGAAGGACCCGTTAGAGTTCAGATTTTAGGAGATATCAATCCAGAAAAACAAGACCAAGCAAATCGTGTTAAAGATTTTATGAATTATCAAATCATGGATCAGATGAAAGAATATGAACCAGAGTTTGACCAAATGCTTTTCTATTTACCCCTAAGCGGTTCTGCCTTTAAGAAAGTTTATTACGATGATCTTTTAGGTAGAGCCGTTTCAAAATTTATACCCTCAGAGGATATCGTTGTTCCTTACTCTGCAAATTCATTAGATGATGCAGAAGCAATAATTCACATTGTAAAGATTTCTAAAAATGATTTAAGAAAACAACAAGTAGGTGGATTCTATAAAGATGTAGAATTAACAGCACAACCTGCTCTTAAAGAAAGTCCAATAAAAGAAAAAGAATTAGACCTACAAGGCTTAACTGCAAACTCTTCAGAAGATATTTATACTCTTCTTGAAATGCATGTGAATATAGATCTTGAAGGCTATGAAGATGTTGATCCAACAACTGGTGAGCCCACAGGAATTAAATTACCTTACGTTGTAACATTAGACGAAGACTCAAATAAAATTTTATCTATCAGAAGAAACTATGCACAAGATGATATTTTAAAAAGAAGAATCAATTACTTTGTACACTTTAAATTTTTACCAGGTTTAGGTTTCTATGGATTTGGTTTAATTCATATGATTGGTGGATTATCTAGAACTGCAACTGCAGCGTTACGTCAATTACTAGATGCAGGAACTTTAGCAAATTTACCAGCTGGATTTAAACAAAGAGGAATTAGAATTAGAGATGATGCTCAACCAATTCAACCAGGTGAGTTTAGAGATGTAGATGCTCCTGGTGGAAATATCAGAGATTCATTTATGCAATTACCTTTCAAAGGACCAGATCAAACATTACTTTCTTTAATGGGCATTTGCGTTCAAAGTGCTCAACGCTTCGCGAGCATCGCAGATAATCAAGTAGGCGATATGAACCAACAAGCAGCAGTGGGTACGACTGTGGCGTTATTGGAACGTGGATCGCGGGTTATGTCTGCTATTCATAAACGACTTTATGTTGGCTTGAAAAACGAATTCAAATTATTATCAGAAGTATTTAAAACTTACTTACCACAAGAATATCCATACGATGTTCCAGGTGCACAAAAGAATGTAAAGGTATCTGACTTTGATGACAGAATAGATGTACTTCCAGTTGCTGATCCAAATATATTTTCTCAGACTCAAAGAATTTCTATGGCGCAAAGCCAATTACAATTAGCACAATCTAATCCACAGATTCATAATTTGTATCAAGCATACAGAAGTATGTATGAAGCATTAGGAGTAAAAAATATTAATAATATATTACCACCTCCAGAACAACCTATGCCAATGGATCCGGCACTAGAACATATTTTAGCTATTAGCTTAAAACCATTCCAAGCATTTCCAGGTCAAGATCATAAAGCACACATTGATGCTCATTTAAATTTTATGAGTATTTCAATGGTACAAAATAATCCTGGAGCAATGGCTTCTTTACAAAAAAATATATTAGAGCACATAAGTTTAATGGCTCAAGAACAAGTTCAAATAGAATTTGTAAGAGAGTTACAAGAAGTTCAACAGATTCAAATGATGATGCAACAAGCTGGAGCACAAAGTCCTGCTATGATGGGTGGAATGCAACAAAATCCACAGATGATGCAAGCTCAACAAAGACTACAACAGATTGTTAATGCTATAGAAGCTAGAAAAGCTATTCTAATTGCTGAGATGACTAAGGATTATGCTGAAGAAGAGCAAAAAATAACAGGTGAATTTGGTGCTGATCCTCTATTAAAGTTAAAATCAAGAGAATTAGACCTTAGAGCCAAAGAAAATGAACGTAGAAAAGAATACGAAGAAGATAGAATCAACTTGGATAAGATGAAAGCCATGATGAATCAACAAAATCAAGAAGATAAACTGCAACAAAACGAAGAATTAGCTTCTCTTCGCGCTGGTGTATCACTTGCAAAGTCAGGACTAGGCAATACTCAAATAAAATTTGATAATTAATCATTTAAAGGGTATAATTTAAATTTAAACAGGAGAAAAACATGAGTAAAGATTGGCAAAGAGGTTCGGGATACGTAAATGAACCTAAAATTGAAAAACAATTAGGTGTTAGCAAAGATGGCTATAAATCTGGTGGTGTTGTTATTGAAGCAACTAACGATCAAGAGTCTCAAATAGTCGATGTTAGAGGAACTAAACGTATTAGAGCTGAAAAGAAACCAGTTAAAGCTACTTGGTATTAAATACCAATAGATTTTAAAATGCCCAAAGGATCTAAAAACGTTTTTGATGAATTAGAAAGAGATGTTCCGTTTCCATATGGACAACTTTCAAAACATGAAAAAGGTATTTCTAATAAAGGGCTAAACAAAGGTACAAAGAGTGAAGTTAGAGGACAAGGAATTGTCTTAAAAGAAAAAATAAGGAAAGCGAAATCATATTAATGTTAGCAGCACTATCTACAATTGCACCACTAGCTAAAATGTTGTTCTCAACAGTGGATAAAGCTATTCCTGATAAAGACTTAGCAGAAAAATTAAAAGCACAACTTAATACTGAGTTATTAAAATCATCAACAGAACAACTTAAAGCAGCAGCTTCAATCGTTGAAGCAGAAGCTAAATCAGGT